AAAGATTATTTACTTTGTCTTCTAAATCTGAAATTTGAACTTCTCTTAGATGAGATGCAACTTTTCCAGAGTTCTCATCTTCTTTAAGTTTTTTTTCTTGTTTGCCAACTTCTTCATTAAGAAATTTATATCTCTCTTCTAAATAATCAACTTCTGATTTTACTATAGGCATGTTATTAACCAACAATTCTATACCTGACGAAACCAGATACTTGAACAGCTGCGTTTGAGTTAATTTTAAATGCTGCATTATCCGAGCATGTTATTACTCCTTTTTGATGAGCATATACATTTTCAAGAACAACTGCTTGATTTGCAGTCAAAGGGTATGCTCCTCCAAAATTAGTAGAACCATCTATAAATTGAATTGTAACAGCAGCTGCCACAATAAAGTTTATTTGGTCTATCGCAAGATACTTTCCAGCACCTGGAGCAGAAATTATTGTCTGGTCTCCCGATGTTGAAAAACTAATGTTCGCTTTTAATGAATCTTCTAATATCATATTTTTTTGTTTATTTAATTATATTTATTGAATGTCCCATCACTCTCCTCATGGTTGTAGACTCTAACTACAAGGCATTTGGGTATCTAGAATAGTTCCAAAACTTCCTATTGGAGAAGAGAGTGGGCATTCAATCGTTAAGTAACTGTGAAAGTAATAGCACCTGCGGCCACTCCTTGACCAGCAACATACCAATTCGTACCATCACACCATAATTCAACGTCGTCTCCAACTGCAGCAGCAGCACTAACGAGGTTTATGCTATCTTCGTCGACAGCAGGAACCGCAGCACAATTAACTACAGCTTGACCTTGAATTATATTAGAACCACCATTGGTTACAATAGTGTAGTTGGCACCAGAAGGAGCAGCTTTCACAATGAATGTGAAGTGCAATCCAGCTACTGGAGCAGGAAGAGTTGATGCAAATTCAGTTCCTGAGTTCAAGAAAAATACTGAACCTGATTCATCGGCAGTGATTACATTAGATGCAGTTACATCCTCTGAAAAATCACTAAACAATATTACACCATTCTCACCGATTGAGAATACTGATACAGCACCAGTATCATCAAAACAATTGATGTATTTACCAGTTGTTAGAGTGCCTTCAGTAAGGTCAATCTTCAAAGCTGAACCAGTTGTTATACCAGTTCCAACAATGTTAACCAATCCTTCAGAAGTTGCAGTAATTGTTCCCGATGATGTTACCAATAATCCAACTCCCGTTGTAAGGGAATTGGCAGTAACCGTTACAGCTGTTCCCGCTGTTGAATTGGCAGAAACAACTGAAAGTACATTACCTGCACCTGTTGTGCTGACTCCAGTAAACTGGACTACATTACCAGTATAACCAGTCGTATATCCAGAAGCGGTTACATTCAAAAGTTGTGCTGTTGTTTGAGCAGCGGCTGTTGAACGAATACGCATAACTGTACCAGCTACTGTAGCTGTTGCAGTAACATCTAATACCCCTGCATTTGAAGTAGAAGTGTAAATTCCATCATGAACAATACTAACAATTCCATTTGTAGCGATTGCTCCAGTACCACTAGTGGTTACTCTAAGTAGACTTCCAGTTGTCATTGCCGATGTGGCATTAGACAATTGTACGCCTATTCCAGTAGTTAGGGCATCTCCAACTAGGTTGAAGATAGTGCCCGCTAAAGTATCATTGGCTTTTATTTCTACGAATCCGCCATTAACGGCAGTAGTAGAAGTAAAGTCTCCAGTGTGAGTAAAACTGATGATACCGTTGGTGGCAATAGCACCTGTACCTTGAGCTGCAACTCGTAGAAGTGAGCCTGTGGTCATAGCGCCGCCAGAATTTGCAATATTCAACGCAATACCTGTTGTAAGAGCATCGGTTGAAATATCCATCGCTGTTCCTCCAGAAGTAATGCCATCAGCAATTACGCCTACAACAATACCTGTACCAGTAGTAGTTGGAGATTTTACTCTCAACATTGTACCAGTATATCCAGTTGTAAATCCTGAATTTTCTACATTCAATACTGTAGTATCTACTTGAGCAGCGGCTGTGGTCATAAAGTTAACCAACGTGCCATTTGAAGCTGTTCCAACCATCGCAGTGGCTCTTACGTCAAGCACACCTGCATTAGATGTGCTAACAAAGATGCCTCCATGAGTGATTGAAACAATACCGTTTGTTGCAACTGTTCCTACACCCGAAGCAGTAACTCTCAAGAGACTTCCTGAAGTCATTGCTGAAGTTGCATTGGAAAGCTGAACGCCTATACCCGTTGTAAGTGCATCTGCTACCAAATTCAATACTGTTCCAGCAGTAGTGTCGTTAGCTTTGATTTCAACAAAGCCACCATTAACTGCCGATGTGCTTGTGAAAGCACCCGTATGAGTGAAAGAAATAATACCATTAGTTGCGATTGCCCCAGTTCCTTGAGCAGTTACTGCTAATAAAGAACCAGTTGTCATTGCTCCACCAGTATTATCAATATTAAGTCCGAGTCCAGTTGTTAAAGCATCAACAGAAATGTCCATCGCCCGACCACCTGATGTGATACCGTCAGCAATAATAGCAACCATAGTTGCTGTTCCTGTTGTTCCCACATTCTTAATCCTAACCATCGTACCATCATATCCAGTTGTGAATCCAGAAGCTTCTACATTAAGAATTGTGTTGGTTAATTGAGCTGCCCCTGTCGTTTTAAAATTGACAAGAGTCCCAGTTCCAACAAGCCCTGATGATTGAACATCAAGCAGACCAACATTTGCTGTAGAAGTATATGCACCAGTCGCCCTAATAGATACGATTCCATTAGTAGCTACTGCACCAGTTGTTCCTGTTGAAAACCTTGCTAAACTACCAGTCGTCATACCAGTAGAAGTTGAGGCAATAGAGATACCCATACCAGTTGTCAACGCATCAAGCGTTCCTGCGTCAATCGCAGTACCAGTTGTCATCTCATTGGCATCAATATGCAAGATTTTACCTCCAGCCAATAAGTCTGAAGAAGTAAGTCTTAACAATACTGTTTCATCATTAGCCGCTGTAGCAAATTCATTAAGAACTGCATTGGTATTTGTAGCAGCTGTAGAAGCTATGTTAAGCAATCGCCCTGTAGCTGTGTGTACTGTTGAAGATGAAGTGATATTTAATATCAATCCATCTGTTACAGCATTTGCTACAATATGAATGCCTTTACCAGTTGTTAAGGCTGCCACTGGAAGATACATAGCTGTTCCTGTCGTTAATCCTGAAGGAGTAAGCGTCAAGAATGAGCTTGTTGTATTCCCAGTAAATGTCCCCGAACCTACCAAGACAAATACTGAAGCTGTTGTAGCTGTATTGTTTGTTAGGCTAAGAGTTGCAGCATTATCTGCATCTATTGCGGTAATTGAACCATCACTTATCAAGACGTCTCCAGCAGTTAAGGTAATTGAATCAGCACCTGCGTCTCCTGCTGCCACTAACATATTTAGTGTAGCATCACCTACTTTGGTAAAGTGCCAAGTATCATTTGTTCCCTCAATATCATTTCCTGTTCCAACATTAGTAATTTGGATAAGATCTCCAGTTCCTGCTCCCGTGCTAGTAATGGTTAATACATCGTTAGATCCATGTGTTCCATTAAGAGTAAGGGTTGCTCCAGAAACCGTTAATGTTTGGTCGCCAGCATATATTGCGTCAAATGATGGTGCTGAACTTGCAGCTCCAGCAGCTCCCAATGTTGTTGAAGTTCCTTGTGCAGAAAAGATAAGTTGATTTGATGCATTGATATACAAACCATTAGAACTTGAATCTAACGGGTTTGTTGAACTTGTCCTTGCGAACCTTAAAACCGACCCTTTGACAGAACTTGTTCCTTGCAAGTTTATGCTTCTGGGTGAGCTATAAGGTATTCCATTTATAGTCATTTTATTTTAGGGAAGTTATGCGTGTATGACGGAAGTATAAATACCTCCCACTTCGCATAATCCCCCGATTAGTCGTTTTGTCGACCTTTCATCAGTTAATCAATCCTTAACTGCTTGGATTTGAACTATCTCCTTTTGAAGCTACCCAAGAACGAGCTACATCGTTGTGACCCAAGTCAAACAAACAAGTGACAGAAGTTTGCAACTCTTTAGTTTTATACACTACATTTACTGGATCTAGCTGAACTGCTTGAGATTCTACAAACTGAAAACCCTCTCTATCAGTCATAGCTCTTGATTTGTCAAACATCCACCAATAACCTGTATTGGTAATATAGTCTAAAGGTAATACCTCAAACGCTGAAACTGCCGAACCATCATGGTCAAAAGACTCTGGAATCATGCCTTTTTTGATAGCTCCCAGAATTTCATTTGCCTTAAAATGATTTGCTGTTCCTTTCTTAACTACCAATGTAGTCAAGCTTGCAGGTCGTGGATTGCCTTTAGGGTCAACCATTAAAGAAGCTGTTCTGTATGCTCCTTTAAGTCCTGCGTAATCAAATGGGAGATTATATGTAGTCCCGTCATAGACGAGATTATTCATGTTGGTCATGAACTTGTTACTCCTCTTTTAAGAGTGGTTAAGTCATTTCTGCTTAACTCTTATAATTTCTTATAAGGTCGGACTATCGCTTTACCTCTTCTATTGAGGTATCAATTCGTTTAGTCTCTGCGGCTGCAATATGAGATTTTGAATATAATTTTTCCAATCATGAACAAAAAGTAAATAGCTTGCCTCTGGTTATCCTTTCGGATTTTCCAGGTATTTAGAATTGATTAATTTTTAATGAACAGTCTTAAAGATATTCTTGGGTTTTAAGCAAATGCTATAGAATATATCCCAAGTGCGGCACCAATTCTACCGCCATCTTCTCTCGTGTGGTCATCATCAAATGCTCCCAAAGCATCACCACCACTTGTAGTGATTGTCTTTGAAACATCTCCCAAATGTGTGTATGAGGTAGATTCAAAACCATTATCTAACCTCTCTGCACATAATTTTTCCTTTTTTCTAACGACAGATAATTTTAATTCGTCAACGATATTGGTTAAGTCTCTCTTTTTAACTCCAAATTTCCACATCCTGTGTGAGATGGGTAATATCTTTGCAATCATTGTTTGTGTGAAAGTTTTATCAAATCCTTGCACTGGAGTTTCTGAAGTTATAACTGCATTTTCGTCAACGAAATCTGCCTCGCCTAACCCTGATAAGCTGCTATCCTTTTCATAATAATCATCAGTAGTTCTGAAGTTGAAGTATTTTTTATACATCACTTCTGGCTCCGAACTCTTTTTGAAGATATTTTGAATAGATAAGTCAACTAAATCAGCGGCTTGGCCAATCGTAAATGGATTTGCCATTTTTTAGTTAACTATGCTGCATCAGGGTCCACGCCACTTCCTACTAATACTCTGCCGACAATAAGTGTTGATGTTCTGCCTATTGCTTCCTGAACAAACACTACTGCTTGTCCAGTTACATCAGTACCGCTATTGTCAATTGTATTTTCGTCTGTGGCAGCCATTCTATCTCCATTGTGAGCTGTAGAAGCTGTTGCTGCAGATTGCACCTCTACTGTTTCAGTTCCGTCTAATTCAAGACAAAGAACTGAAGATGCTGAAGTAATAGTTTCCATCACAATCGCTTTACGAGTAAAGAAATTAGATGTAGATGTTACCTTAGCCCAGTTAGCTGAACCTGCTGTAAGCTCTAACAAATCTCCAATGGCAGCGGTCATTGATGATACTGGAAGCGTTTTAAGCCCTGTGTCATCAATATCCCTTAGAACATTGAATCCTGCCATAATTATTCACCAAGAATCTCTTTTTTTTCTTCTTCTGAAAAACCCTTTAAATGTTGACCCAAAGAAGGGTCAATACTTGGAGCCTCTCGTCTATTAGTTTTAGGAGAACTTGGCGATGCCCCTGAATGAGAAGCGACTTTTATCTTCTCTTTTTGGGCGTTAATTTTATTACTACTAGCAGTCCCAGATTTAATTCCAAAAACATCAGAATGAACCTTATCAAAGAGTTTTTTTAACCCTCTTGGATTCATTGGAATTTTATACATTGATAATGATTCTTTAAATGAACTCCAAAGAATATTATCTTTGTCGTTTTCAGGCAGATATTCAGGATGACTGGATTCTATCCAATCGTCTAAAATATCTTGAGATTGCTGTTGAAAGTTAGAAGTCTGGAATTCGTCTTTTTTGACCCATCCTTTCTTCTTACCTATAACATCTATAATCTTTTCAAGGTTTTGAACCTCGTCAGGATTATATTGCTTCAACACTTCTTCTTCTTCTGGCGTCAAAGAATATGGACTTTGGACTTTCTGGTCTGAAAAGAGTTTCTCACCCCTTTCCTTCCTTAAAACTCCCCTTATTCTTTGAACCTCCAGCCTTAATGCCTTTTCACGAGAGCTTTCACCCTCAACTGGCTTTGGCTCTGGCACTGCTTCAGGTTCTTCTTCAGATTCCTCTTTGGATTCAGCTGATTCTTCAGCCTCTTCTTTTGATTCATCTTCTGTTTCCCCTGTTTGGTTTTTACTCGGAGAAGATTCGGGTTGAGTGTCCTTCTCTTTTTTGAGTTCTTCTGCATCCTCTGTTTCTTCAACGGGAGGAGTGACCGTTTCCTCAAAATTAACTTCTCTTTTTTCTTCCATATTGTTTTACTTTCATTTGATTACTCGCTAAAGAGAGCGAGATGCAATCTTATGGAATTTGTTGGATAGGTATAAACCTACCCTTTAATGCCACAAGACTTATGGATATTATTTTATTTTTTCCTCGTTAATAAGTTCTATTATTCCTGCCATTTGCTGGGTAGTAATTTCTGCAGGCACATCTTTCAAATCAATCTTATGAAAATCAAACTGAATTTCCTCATCTAACATTTTGATATACTCATCAATCTGTTTCTGTCTTGCATCAGTCTCTTTCTTATATTCACTTTGTAGTTTTTTTAATTCTTTGTCAAACTTAGTTTCGTCTTCAATTTGAAACTCATTATTAGCCGTTATTTCTTTTCCCTTTTCATCTTTTTTAGAGTGTTTTTTGGCTAAATCAATTCTCTTTTGGTCGTAATCCATAAACCCCTCTGGAGGTTTGATAGATTTCTCTATACTCTCAACTTCAATCTTCATTTTACTGATATTCTTGGCAACAGCATAGGCAAATCTAACTCCTGTCAGTTTCCCCATTTGGTCAAGCGTTCTGAATAATTGTAAAAATGATTTCTTTTGCATATTATTTTTTAATAGTTATTTTTAAGTTCCCCGCTACTTTTTCAAGATACTTTCTTACTCCCTCAATTCCTTCTGAATATGGAATTGACTTTGTCCTGATATCGGTCTTATAAAACTCTAAATGAGCTTTACTTGCATTTGATTTTTCTTTAGGAACTATTATCTTAAACAAGAATCCTCCTGTGTCAGGGTAAGATACATTTATTCCGAAGTCTTCTCCCAATATCTCATCAACTAACTTTCTATACTTTGGAGATACTGGAGCGATATCTGGCTCTTCTGGTTTTTCTTCTTGCTTCTCGGGTTCTTTCTTGGCAATTCCTTTAATCAATTCTTTTATTTCATTCAAGTCATCTTTTGTAGCATATTCTACTCCTTTATTTTCCACTCCTTTATTATGACTTTTTAAGTGCATATTTAGATTACCCGACTCCATCTCACACACAGGACATTTTTTTGTTATCATTTTTGTTGTTTTTACTTATATTTTTTACGTGCTTAAGAGAGCACGACAACTCCGACCTTGATTATTCTCCCTTTAATCTTTTTATATTTGAAGCCTTTATTCTTGCATTTTCTTCATCAAATTCTGCTTTCCTTCCTGCTTTAAAATATCCATAATTACTTTTTACTGACTTTGCAGCACCACTAACAGCTTTCCCTACATTTGCTCCAATAGCTTTAGCCCCCGTTCTTGCAGTATTTACTGCACTCTTCACCATATATCCTGTGCTTGTACCTATTTTCTTTACATTTGAAGGAAACTCTTTAATATCTTTTTTAGCTTTTTCAGCAGCCATTTTTCCTATTTTTGTATAAGGAAATTCTTTCCCGTTTATTATTGGACTCATACTATTATTTTATTTGAATTAAGAAATGCCTTAATATTTTGTTCTACTATTAAGGGTACATCTATTTCACAATTTACTACTAAATCCTGACCTTTTTTAATATCTTTTTTGACCTTTACTCTATGTTGTTTAAAATACTTTCTGATTGTTGTTTGCTGAACTGGCAGTAGTGAATCTTTCTGGTCTGGTTTTAATATCAATAAAGCTAAAGCGTAAATATCGTCCATTCTGACAAAGCAAGTAATATCTTTCACTTTTAATTCTACCACATCTTTTTCTGGCTTGACAATACACTCAATATCATTCTTGCCTGATTGGTCTGTCAAAATTAAGTTTTGTTGTTCTGTAATCATTTTCCTTGTATAAATAATGGTTGTTCTTCTCTGCTTTGATTTTGTTGCATTAAAAATGGTAATATTCCAAATGCTTCTACTGGCAATTTTGCTCGTTCTTTTGGTATTTTAATGTTCCACCATTCGCCATTATCTGTCTTAACTTTTCCTGTAACTTCTAATCCCATCTTCCTTGCTTCTCTTGGAATAGCTTCTTCGTTGAGTTTGTAGACGAAGTGTTTAGTGTCTACTTTGCCAGAGATGTCAAAGGACTCTACATCATCAAAGACACGAGGAAGATGATTACGGGCGTAACTTATTTGGTCTGGAGAGTCAATACTATCAGCAGCAACTCCAGCATCAACAAACAACGGCTGGACTGCTTCTTGTGTCTTTGTAAATGTATTCCTTAATGGTGTTAAAAAATTGTCTAAAAATGATTTACCCATTGGCTGATTGTTCTAATTGATTAAAAAAGTTTTCAATTCCTTTAATGCTTCCTTCTCTCATATAAGTTAATTTAAGCGTTTCGTCAGATGTCTCGCCTATTACATTTTGTTCTCTAACTCTATCAACATATTCTTTATAAAATAGCAATAGTGAGTCAAACTTCTCATCTTCCATCAGTTTTCTTATTTGACTGGCGTGGGCTTTTTGCATATTTTATATTCGTGGCATATTTTGTGCTGGTATTTGCGGCTTCTGTATCTGACTTCTTTGTGGAACAATTTGTTGAGCTCCTTTCAAAGGTTGCATTCCTACCTGATTCTGCATTGTATTTGTTGTACCTTGTGCCTGTCCTTGCATTTGCTGCATCATTGCTGGGTCATCAATAAACAACTGCTCTGCCTGATTTTGCAGCCAACTGTCTGGCAACCAATCTTCTGGATCTTCTTCATTTATTTTTAAAATCTGCATTGCCGCTTTTTTAAATAATTCTGGTGGTCCTTGAAACAACGGCACTAACTTATTAAACATTTCATCCTTCATCTGTCGTTCCACCTCAATTGATTGAGTCATTATTGATTTCGGTACTACTTTGAAAATACCCCGCCATTTTAATTGTTTTGATTTAATCTCTTTGCCAACTTGGAAAAATTGTGATTCTTTTGACTCAAATAAACTGCCATCTCGTTCTTCTAAGTGAAGTGATAATTGTGGAAGATAAGAAGCTGAGAACCCTGTTTTATTTCCTTCTTGGTCTGCAATTTCTCTTACATCATTTCTTTCAATTTTGTTTTCCTCTTCATACTTCAGCATTTCCATTTCGTCAGCAAACTCTTTTACTTCTGGTATTGAATATATTTGGCTCATCCAGCTAAGCGTAATATATGCATCTTGCTCAATAGCCCAAGATATATTGTCTAATGGCGTTTTAATTCTTTTTAAAGCTGCTTCCTTGGCATGCAATGTTTCTCCGAGTGTTTTGCCAGTTATTTCTCCCTCTAAAGTGGGTGTAATACCTGAATTGTCATCAATCTTGCCTTTTAAATACTTAAGTCCTTCCCAAGCTTCTACACCAGGTCCTGGTACTTCCAACCAATCAATCTTGCCATTAATAATTTGTTCTCCCTTTCCAGGCTGTATCTTAATGGTTCCGTCTGCCTTGTTTTGAGCAGTACCTGTGTAAAAGAACATCTTGTAAATTGATAGGACAAGCTGATCCATTGTTTGATTAGTCATCTTATCATACAGCATTTTGTCTCCTTTGATAGTTTCCCATAAAGACACTCCATCAGGTCTTGTAGCTGATCTTAATACCCACACTGTATGCCATATAGACAAATATCCATCATCATTGGGCAAGGGTGATTGATATAAAACTATTCCCTTGCTTGGAACATAAATGGAATATAAGTCTTTTAACTTGCTTTCAAAGAAACCTATAGTGATAATATCGGTTCTTCTTTTATCTCCCTGTTTTTCTTTGTTTCCTTCTTCGTCATATTCAACTTTGGCTGACTTGCCTATGGTTTCAAAGTTAGGATAATTTCCAAATTCTATTTTTGCTTGGTCATATGTAAAGTCCTTTTCGTAATAACATTCTGTCATTGAGTGAATATCATACGGCTGTGTCATTTCGTCCAACCAAGTTCTCCAAGGATTTAGATTTTCCTTAGCCACATCATTATACCAAATAATTTCATTATCTTCATATTTGTTATTTTCTGGGTTTTCCGTATCAATTTCAACTAATACTTTTTTAGGATATTTAATTAGTCTTGGATAACTTCTTCCATAAGCTACTCCGTATTTTGCCAAGTTGAATATAAACAGCTTTAATACTTCTTTTGAGCCAGACATTTCCCAGTTTCTTTTCCATAGTCCATTAGCCAAGTCAGAAGTATTTTCATATTTTTTTAAAAGAGCCGTCAGCACCGCTTCTGGATTTCTATCTACTAAAAGTGAAAATGCCGTCTGAATCTTTGTTAAAAGCGTTGGGTCTGAATTGTTTGATCTCCAGTCCTGCCCCTGGTCAGCTCCCACTGGCACCAATCTTGACCTTAATCCCAACTCATCATCCGCCTCCAATCGTTTTCTTTTAGGGCTTAATTCAAGTTCTGATGGTTCATATTCTCTGTCTACCTCTTTCCATCTGGCTTCCAAACCTTTCAAGGACTTGCGGTACTCCTTCATTTCCTCAACTCTCTTTTTGATATAAATGCCTACTTCCTTTTCTTTTTCAGAAGGTTTGTATGTTTTTTGTTTTATTTCTTTATCTATTACTGTTGTCATTTCCTATAACTAAAATTATATTCGTCTTTTTCTCTTATTTGCTGTAATCTCTTTTGGACTAAATTTAATGGAGCTGGTGTTTTAGTTTCTCTCAATGTTTGTAAAAAGTATCTTAATTCATCAATGGCATCCTGATGCTCTATACCTCCCTCGTAAGGCGAACCAAATGACATAACATCCTGTGGATTCTTTTCATCGGTTAGGGCTTCAGGAATCGTCCTTATCAAACTCTTACAATTTGAAAATATCCTTAACTTTGGTCTTGTCTCTTTGGTCCATCTTAAATACTGATGCACTATGTCCCAGCCCATTATCCTGTTCTTTGAAGATGGATGCATATCTGATACTCCATTCCTTGCATAAACTTCAGCTGTAGTCTCTGGCAATCCTAACTTTGAAAATGCCGCTGAATCCATTACGGAATACTTATAGCTCTCTCCTTCTGACAACTCGGCTATATTCCTTGCATGTTCATCTGAATCTTTACCAGTTTTGTAATATTCTCTGTAAGCATATATATTACCGTCCCAATCAACCGAATACCAATGGCAGCTTGTAAATCCTGCCTGCCCTGATACATCAATGCTCCTAAACTTATGCCAAGTATCTGGCAGTTCAAATGGCTCTACAACATGCTTTTCTCTACTCCATTCAATAAAGAACTGACTCTCAAATATATCAAAGTCTCCCTCTCTCCACGCTTTACCCAAATTACCCTCTAATCCCTCTAAATAATCTATGTATTCGGTATTAAGAAATGGATTTTCCTTATAAGTAGATGGTATAAATCTTGTCTTGGTTTCTGTTTGCTCTCTGTACGGCTCAACATACTCTTTTTTGACATATGAGTGTCCCTTACCCCCTGGATTAAACGAAGTGTAAAGTCTCGGTCGCCATCCTTCTTTTGAAGTTCTCATTGAGCCTAATAACTTATCTACTTTATCTTTATTAAGCTGATTGAGCTCTTCAATGGCTATGCCGTCATATTCAATTCCTATATATTTATCAATATCATTTTCTGTTTCAAATCCTCCTAAAACTATGCGAGATTGATTATTGAATGTTAATAAACTTCCTTTTGAATACTTGTATGTTATCTTTTGTGTTAGTGCTTTGAAAATCAAATCTTCAAATGACTCTGATGCTGCTTTACCTGTCTGTCGTAAAAATAAGAACTTCAATCCGTCAACTCTCTGGCAATCATCCAAACTAACTTGGGTAAATACTGCAAAACTTTTACCTGGTCCTCTTGCCCCACCAACACCAATCATTGTCGCTCCTTCTTTACTATCCGCCTGTCTTGCCGCTGCATGAAACTTTGTCTGCCAAGGAAGCGGCACGTACTGATAACTTAAAAATCTTTCTAACTGGTCTCTCGGCATTCCCGATTCATAAGCTGTCTTTACCAAATTTTCTATCGCTTGGGCTGTCTCCATATATCTTACCAATTGCTTTTTTTACTCCTACATCCACCTCAATAGCTCCTCCATCTTTGCCTGTGAGTTCTGTTTCTGTTTTACTTGCATGGAGTTTGTCTGCATACTTTAATACTCTTGCTTGTGATATTGCTAATTTCTTTTCATCTACTGGGTCTATTTTTTTTGCATCTTGTAGTCTTTCAATTATTTTTAAGTCTTTATTTAAAATCTTTCTCATCTTTTCTAACTGAGCTTGTTCAAATTCATATCCTTTTCTTCCTCCTCCCATTGGCGGATGTCCTTTTTGCCATGGCATAATAATTTATTGACCAATTTAGAAACTCATTGTATAAAAAACCTATCTTTATTTGCTCCATTCTACATCATTTTTAAAAAGGTCGCTATCACCCTCATCACCTTATACTTTTTCATCAAGTCTTCCATTTCTTTGTTAAATTCTTTTACTTTATCATTTTCCATTAAATCTTTTTGGCTTGTAGATACCACACAATCAAAAACATAATCATTCACTTGTAGTTGGATTTCTGATTGAGTTTTTAATTCTTTTAACTCGGAAATTTCTTTTTTAAGATTTTCTAATTGCTTAACCAATAAAAGAAAATCTTCCTTGTCCACTTTCTGATTTGCCATATTTTTTTAAAATTAAAAACTGTATAAAAACTATACAGCTTTCTCTTTCTCTTTTATGGAATCTTCGCTTGGAACTTCTGGAGTTCCTTCTGCTTTTTCTGGTTCGTCAAACATATTGGTTTTTAGTTTAATTGCATTTATTATTTATAGTAAAGTATTCATATAAACTTTTCTAATACTTTATCTAGTTTCCGACCTCTTAACTTAGAAATGTTTTCCAATGTATTTTTGTCTTCTATCTGTCCAAGAACTTTTCCAGTGTACCTCATTATTATTTCCCCTGTTTCCAATATTCTAAATTTAATACCATAACTTTTAGGATTGCAATTTAGAGTTCTTCGGCTTACATTAGAAAACG